AGATACTTTAGTTGGGCATAAAATGTCCACTTTAAGAAAAAATATGTTAAAAGGTATGACTGATGGTGAACGTTTAGTTTTAGATAAATTGCGTAATCATCCGAACGGACCTCTTTCGACTATCTCTGCTGAACAATATCACCGTATTTTGCAAGATGCCGAAGCAAACGGAATTCGCGGATTAAAAGGAGCAAGCGCCGCAATTGTTTATAATGCAATACGAAATACTGTAAAAAAAAATAATTCTGGTGAAAACATTTTTGGTATTTACGTTAACGCTGGACATGACGATAGAGCCACAGGCATAGCACCAAACGGAAATTATTATCGTGATTCGATGGATGAATATGATCTAAACCATGCACAAAGAACAAAAAGAAAAATGACTTTAGATGAACAGCAATTATTTGAAAGAATCACTTCACCTGCAAAAAATAATCCTTTTCATATTAACAAATATCCAGAGATTTATAATCTTCCTTTTTCTGACCCACAACCAACCGAAAATAAAATTCACGATTTTGTTCAACCATTTTCAGGAGTTACAGAGCAACCCGGCGCTGGTGGTATGTGATTACTATTATAGAAACTACTCAAGAAATAATAAAAAGTTTTGGACTTGAAGCAAAAAAAGTTACAACTCCTCCGGGTTATGTTGGACTTGCGATTTCTTTGCCTAATGATTCTCAAGCCTTTTTTATTTGGACAAAAATGGATGACAATGACTTTCATTTTAGGATTGCTCGTTTTTGGGAAAAAGATAACCCACATTCAATGTTTGTGTGTCCAGATTTAATTAGTGCAATTGCTAAAACAAAAGTATTAATTAACTTGTAAAAAATTCATTTTTTTAATATATGGTATTCTCATCCTGTCAAGAACCGAGATTTTTATTAGTCAATACTTACTTAAAAATCTTTTTTCGATAGGAGTCATATGGCTGGTCGCGCTCGCAAAATGGTAAATCTTGCCATTGAAGAAACAAGTGGGGTAGACCACCCTGCTCACCTACACGAAGGTTGGTTGGTAATGAAATCAACTAATCAATCTGAAATTCAGAACGTCTTAGACAATTCGCTCACCGAGGAGGATTCCAATATGGAAGATTACACTACTGAGGCTGATAATGAAAAGATTAAAAAGGCTGAAATGACTATAGAAGAAGCAATGAAAAAAATTGCTGAACTAGAAGCCAAATTAGCAGATTCGGCTAAAGAAGAATCTTCCGAACCAGCAATGGGAAAATCGGTGGATGGTTTAGACGAAATTTTGAAGTCTGCTCCTGAATCAGTTATCAAAATGGTTAAAGATTTGAAAAAAACTGCAAATGACGCTGTTGAAGAACTTCGCAAAGAACGTGAAGCGACAGCCGATGCGGAATCAATTAAAAAAGCAAAAGAATGGTCACACCTTTCTCTAAATGCCGAAAAGGTTGGACCAGCACTTCGCCAAGTGGCGAAAGTAGACGCAACTTTAGCGAAAGCACTTGAGGAAGTTTTGACTTCCGTAAATGCACAGGCTGAAAGTGCAAATATTTTTGCGGAAATCGGCAAATCCGCAGACTTCAAGAGTGGGGATGCTTATGGTCGAATGACTGCCATGGCTAAATCCGCTGTTGAAGAAGGTGTCGCAAAATCATTCGAGGTCGCTCTTGCGGATATTGCGCTTAATAATCCCGAACTTTATAGCCAATACCTATCCGAGAAAGGTGCCTAATCACCATGGCATACGAATTTAGCAATTATTCGGTCAAGGTCACCCTCGTAGCAGGTGCAGACCTTTCCGCAAAGCAATACAACTTCGTTAAGTTAAACTCTTCAGGTCAAGCAATTGCGGTTGCCGCTGATACAGATGTACCAATTGGAGTTCTTCAGAACGCGCCAATTTCAGGTCAAGAAGCCGAAGTTCTTATTGTTGGTGGAACAAAAGTTGTTGCGGGTGCCGCAATTACACTTCCATCTGCAATCGGAACAGGTTCAACAGGCAAGGCAGTTGCTCTTGCTATCACAGATACAACAAAGTATGTAGTTGGAACTCTCATTACCGCTTCTGCGGCAGATGCAAACGTTGTGACCGCAGTTATTAACTGCGCTAATGCAACTAGAGCGAACTAAGGAGCGGATAAAAAATGCCACAACCAAATATTAATAGCGTCCACATTGACGCAATTCTTACAAACATTTCTGTTGCTTATCTTCAGAACCAAGACAACTTCATCGCTGACAAGGTATTCCCAGTAATCCCTGTCGATAAGCGTTCAAATAAGTATTTCACTTATGATAAGAACGACTGGTTCCGTGACGAGGCTCAACGCCGTGCGCCGGGTACTGAGTCTGCTGGTGGAGGATATTCTCTTTCGACAGCAACTTATAACGCTGACGTTTTTGCTTTTCATAAAGACGTTGACGATCAGACCATGGCGAACGCTGATACACCTTTGAATCCTCTTCGTGAGGCAACAGAGTTTGTCACTCGCCGTTTAATGCTTCGCCGTGAACTTCAGTTTGTAACTGATTTCTTCACAACAAGCGTATGGGGAACAGACATTACAGGTGTTTCGGGAACTCCATCAACAAATCAGGTTAAGCAATGGTCGGATTACACCGCATCAGACCCAATCAATGATATTGAAAACGGAAAGTCGGGCATCCTATCTACAACAGGTATGGAAGCAAATACTTTGGTTCTCGGATATGAAGTATTCAAAAATCTAAAGAATCATCCCGATCTAGTTGACCGTATCAAATACACATCGTCACAAACAATTACAACAGATATGCTCGCGGCAATGTTTGACATTCCGCGCGTTATTGTTGCTAAGGCTGTCAAGGCTACTAATAATGAAGGTGCTACTGGTGCATATTCTTTTGCCTTTGGTAAGTCTGCCCTTCTTGCTCACGTTGCTCCACAACCGGGCTTGCTTACACCATCTGCGGGTTATACATTCGCTTGGACTGGTGTATCAGGTGGACTTGGTGCAACAATTGGAACTTCTCAGTTCCGCATGGAATCTATCAAGTCTGACCGCATTGAAGCGGAAATGGCATTTGACAATAAAGTTGTAGCCTCAGACCTTGGTTACTTCTGGACTTCAATAGTCGCTTAAATATATCGAGTAAGGGGGAGAGTCTATAAAGGCTCTCCCCTTCTTTCTTAGAAAAGGAATTAAAAATGGCAAATCCAAATCGCCTCACTAAAGGTGACGCAATTGTTGGTCAAATTCTTGCGACAGATGGACAGTTTTCAGGAACAATCGCTCTAGCGACAGCAGTTACAGATGTTGCGGATGGTGCATCAATGGTTGCATCTGCCGCTGGAATTATTACAAGTAAAATTGTTACTTCGACTCCAACAACAACTCGAACTCTTACAACAGATACCGCGGCAAATATCATTGCTTTAACATCTGGAATTACGGGTCAGGCTTATGAATTTACGATCATTAACTTGTCTGCTTCCGCGGCCGCAATTACGCTTGCTGGTGGAACTGGTGTAACAATTGTTGGTTCGGCAACTATCGCTTCGGCATCTTCGGCAACTTATCTTGCGAGAATTGCGTCAAGCACAACAATAGTTCTTTACCGCCGATAAAATGAAACATTTTGTTCTCAAGAATTTCGTATCTAATGGCAAAAACCTTAAATATGGAGATATAGTTGACACGTCCGAATGGATGCACGTTAAAAATCTTGAGTCAATACGTTATATTCGCCGTTTGACAGATGAAGAAGAATCAACACCAAAAACAACAAGTAAAACAAAAGTTGTTGTTGAATAATCAATAAGGGGATAGTTAAATAAAATTAATTGTCCCCTTTTCAAGAGGAGCATAAATGTCAATTTCAACATCAGCAGTTACTCTCACAACCACACCGCAACTTATTTCATCTACAACAGGTGGTCGTAAAGGTTATGTGCTTTATATTTCAAACACATCTACTACTGTTGATGTTTATTTGAGCGGTTCAGCCTCAGATACAACTTCTACTGCTTTTATTTTACCCGCTCGTACAACATATCAATCAGCGAATGTTATTACGATACCCTGTGAACCAAATGAAACTTTGTATGCTTTTGTAGGTTCTGGAACTCTCAGCATCCGCGTAATGCACCAAGGAGATTAATTATGGCTTTAGCACATCAAAGAGTAACTGTAACTTCAACGGCAACTCTTCTTTCATCTTCTTATGCTGGTAGAGATGGTCAAACAATTTTAATTCAAAATCCTGCTGGTAATTCAACTTTATATTTAGGTGCAAGTGACGTAACAACTTCAAGTTATGGTTACGCATTGCCAGCAAATGCCGATATGTCAATTTTTTTACAAAATGGTGAAAGTTTATATGGAGTAGTTCTTGTTTCAAATACAGTAAATATTATTCGTCAAGGAGTTTAAGCCATGGCTTTGCCAACAACTCTTTCAACTGTAACTTTAACTGGAACTTATGTAAATCTTCTTGGTAATCCGATTTCTGGTTCAATTACATTTCAACCTGTAACGATATTAAAAGAAACAAATCTCAACGTAATTATTATGCCCTCATACATTACAAAAACACTTGATGCTAACGGTTCATTTACAGTTACTTTGCCTTGCACAGATGACACAGATGTAACGCCAGAACCTTTTGTTTATACCGTGGTAGAAAATTTCACAAATGGAAGAACATTTAAGATGGCTCTCCCGTTATCTTTAGTTGGCACATCCGTAAATCTTGCTGATGTTTTGCCATCGGTGTCAAATATTGATGCTTCTAATTACACAACTACGGATAATTATTATAGTTTGCGTACTCGTTATTTAAGCACAGAAGCAACTCGAATTGTTGTGAATGACGTTCCGTTAAAAGTTGATGCGGCTTCCGCTTCAGCAACCGCCGCTTCTTTAAGCCTTAATTTAACAAAATATTTTAATCCTAATTCATTAATGTTAATGGGGTTATAATGGCTGAACCTTATGTACCTGTTGCCACTTATAACACTTACAATGCGCTTGAATTAACTTTGGATGATGCTGTTGCACCAACCAAGGTATACACAGATTCAATTTCAGCAAACGTAACTCTTGCATCAAATAGTGCTACAACTGCTCAAATTCAAGCACAAAAAGTTCAAGATCAACACATTTTATTTTTAGTAGGTTGCTGATGGCTTTAGCATCAAGTTTAACTACAGTTCAAATTAATGGAACATATATTAATTATGAGGGTACTCCAATTGAAGGTCAAATTCGTTTTTCAACTGCTGAAGTTTTGCGTAACGGTACTGACGATCAAATGGTTGCCCCTACCACAGTTGTAGTTCCTTTAGTTAATGGTGCTTTTAGCATTACCCTTCCCGCTACAAACGACCCTGATGTAGTACCAAATCCATTTGAATATACTGTTGAAGAATCATTTGCTAACGGTAGAACTTACAAAATTAGTATTCCTTACACGACTTCAGGGTCTTTAGATTTAGCAGATATAAGTCCTTCTCCAACACTTTCAACTACTTATGTATCTTTAATTGATTCAACAACATGGGCTACTCTTGCTACGCAAATTGATGCACTTGATGTAAATATTAACCAATCAACAAATAAACTTATTATTAAGGCTTACTGGTTAATACCAATTAATTACGCAACTTACACAGCACTTAATTCAGCATTTGCTACATATACAGCATTAAACAATAATGGTTACGAATTACAAGCATCTGATATTTCACCATACTCAACAACCGTTGCCTCTTCAGCAAGTTCAGCATCATCAAGTGCGACAAGTGCGACGGCTTACGCGAATGGTACTATAAACCCAATGCTTCTTATCGGAGGATAATCCACATGGCTACTTCTTATTTAACTTTGGGTCAATTGAACCCTTCGGCTACTACTTTGACGACTCTTTATACTTGTCCTTCATCAACTCAAACGGTGATTTCAAGTATTGTAATTTGCAATCAATCTGCTGTCGCGGCAACTTATCGTATAGCGGTTCGCAAAAGTGGAGCATCCATTGACCCAAAACATTATTTGGTTTACGATGCTTCCATTGGCGCAAATACAACTACTTCTTACACACTTGGAGTGACTCTTTCTGCAACTGATATTGTTGCCGTTTACGCTTCAACTTCAACTATGTCTTTTTCTGTTTTCGGAAGTGAAATTGCTTAATAATGGCAATTACCAATAACGGTTCCGCACAAACAGCAACAGGAAGTGGCTCGGGAACAGATGTAACCCGTTTTGTTTTTATTGCTTCTGGTGGAGAAAACTCTAAAAGTGGTAGCGATAGCAATGGATTAACTCTTAATTACACCGCAGGAAAAGAACAAGTATTTCTTAATGGTGTTCTTTTAGTTAGAAATGTTGACTACACCACTCCCGACGCAGGAACTATCGCAAGTCTTTCAATTCTTTCAACAAATGATTATTTAGAAATTTTTGCATACACAGCAACTTCTTCTTCAAATGCGGTATCACTTACATCGTTTACAGCAAAAGGCGATTTAATTGCTGGTGTAAGTAGTGGAACAATAGGAAAGTTGGCTTTAGGAACAAATGGTTATTACTTAAAAGTAGATACCACTACTTCAACTGGACTTGTATGGTCAGCAGTTGATTTAAGTACCTACCAAACTATTACTCAAGAAAATCTTAATATTTCAAATACTGAAACAGCAATGTTTATGGGGGCTTACTAATGGCAGTCAATACACCAGTTAATATATTTCGTGGTGCGGCAACAACAACCACCACCACACTTCTTGCAACGGTACCATCATCAACCAAATGGATAGTTACTAATATTGTTGTAACAAATACGGCTTCTTCTGCTGGTACATTTACTTTAGCCATGGGTCCTTCAGGCGCTCAAGTTGCTTTGGCAACAACAGTAGCAATTAGCGCAAACTCAATTGCTACTTTTGATATTAAACAAGTTTTAGCAACAACTGAAACAATAACGGGTGGGGCATCTGCAACAACAATTAACTTTCATATTTCTGGAATGGCGGTTGTATAAAAATGGGTGTTAATATATTTCCAGCAATATCATCACCAACAACTCTTCCAGTCGCAGTACCAGCGGGATTGACTTTAAGAAACACTTACACTTCAAGCCAAACTGGTCTTTCATTTCCAGTAAATCAGGTATACATAGTAATGGCTGGTGGCGGTGGTGGTACAGCCACTGCCAATGGAGGCGCGAATGCCGGTGGTGGCGGTGGAGCAGTAATTCAAGGGTGGGTTCCGGCATTTACAGCTTGCACGATTGGCGCAGGTGGCGTGGCAACGACGTTTCAGGTTGGCGGAACTGGTGGAATCACTTCCTGCTCTGGATTATTTGCCTATGGTGGCGGCGGAGGATACTACAACACTTCGACGGCAGGGAGTAATGGTTCAGCAGGTGGAGGATGCGTTTCCGGTTCACCCGGAGCTGGTTCATCATTTTTGTATTATTCTGGTGGCGCAGGTGGTTCATCAGGTGTGGCGGGGCAAACCAATGTTACAAGCGGAGGCGGTGGCGGCGGAGGCGCGGCCGGAGGAACAGGTACAGGAACTGGCGGAGGCGGTGGCGGCGGAACAGTTGCGACAGCAGGTGGGGCAGGTGGGGCAGGATTTTTTGGTGCAGGTGGAACGGGCGGTTCTTCATCCGCAACATTTGGTGGCGGTGGTGGCGGTGGTGGCGCAGGAATCGCCGGAGTTGGCACCGCTGGAGTCGCAGCACCGAGCGCGAATGTGGCTGGGGCAGGTGGGGCAGGTGGGGCAGGTGGCGGTGGAGCAGGTGCTGGCGGCGGCGGTACAACAAACGGAGCTGGAGCCGCTGGCGGCGTTGGAGCCGTTCTAGTTTATTACTAAGAGAAAAGGGAAAACACATGGCAACATGGGCAGTCTTATCAGGAAACTCAGTCGTGAACATCATTGTGGCTGATACCAAAGAAGTTGCAGAAGCGGTGACCAATGCAACTTGCATCGAATACACAAATGAAAATCCTGCTGGCATTGGCTGGACTTGGGATGGTAAGAATTTTATTTCGCCTGAAACTGCGAAATAACGGCAAAATTAAATTAGTTACAATGAACTTTTGATTTAAGGAGATTTTATGACACGCGCTAGAACTAATGCAGATAACGCCAGTCTTGGCGTTACTTTAAGCGGGTCGGAAACTCTTTCTGCTAAAACTTTAACTGCTCCTATTATTAACGCTTCAAGAATTTCTTCACCTTCTTCAATTAGTTCGATTTCCGCAACTGGCGCTGGCTCAACGGTTCAATTTGATGTGGCT